CCCCTTGCGCAACCCCCTTGCGGTTGCTGCACAATGGTTCCTCGGCGCTGGCACGCCCGCACCAATCCCGCATTTGTCGCTCTTTTCATAGGTGAACCGGATTCCGACCCGAGGCACCACGACGATTCCCGCACAGCCCCGTTGTCATAGGCTGTAGCCCGGTGAACGAGCCGGATAAGTACCGACGGAAACCGACGCCAAACGGCGTATCCTGATGCTTCCGCCCGCACAGGGCCCGCACAAAATCCCGCACGGTGTACATCAGGAAGCTCAAGGACAAGTGGCGCGTTGAGATCCAGCGCGACGGCGTTCGCCAGTCGGCCGTCTTCCTGACCAAGGCCGAGGCCACGGCCTGGGGCATCCGCGAAGAAGCCGCGCTCATGGCAGCCAAGCGAGGCGTGTTCCCGCGTCGCACATTTGCCGAGGCGCTTGCCAGGTACGCCAAAGACGTCAGCAGCACCAAGGCCGGCGCACGCTGGGAGCAGCTTCGCATCGAGGCGCTCGTGCGGGATTTTCCCGCACTGTGCGGGAAGGTGCTCCACAAGCTCACGACGCAAGACATGGTGGCCTGGCGGGATGCCCGACTCAAGACAGTGTCAAAGGGCACCGTGCAACGTGAGCTGAACCTGATCAGCCATGTGTTCACCAAAGCTCGGGATGAGTGGCGGTGGATGGGCGACTCGCCGTTTGCCGGCATGCAGTCGCCAGGCGACAACCCGGCCAGAGACCAGCTGCCCACCTCGTCTGAAATCCGCCGCATCCTGCGCTGGCTGGGGCACTTCACGGGGCGACTGCCGACGTCCAAGCAGGCCGAGGTGGCCTTCGCGTATCTGCTCAGTCTGCGCACCGGCATGCGCGCCGGCGAGGTGCTGCAGCTCGGCCCGGCCACGGTGTCAGGCTCGGTGGCGACCGTCCACCACAAGATGGAATACAGGACCGGCAAGCCGCGCAAGATTCCCATCTCGCGGCGCACTCAGGTGCTGCTGGCCGGCTTCAAGGGCTTCACCATCGGCAGCGCCAGCCTCGACAGCATCTTCCGCAAGGCGCGGGATTCGCTGTGCATCAAGGACGTTCACTTCCACGACGCTCGAGCCCACGCCCTCACGCGCATGTCAAAGCGCGTCGATGCCTTCGAGCTGGCCCGCATCAGCGGCCACAAGGATCTGCGCATCTTGATGTCGACGTACTACCGGGCATCTTCCGAGGACATTGCGTCGCGGCTCTGAGTCACCCAAGCCAGCACGTCTTCTTTGCGCCAGAGGCGGTGCGATGCAATCCGGCCAAACCAAGGTTTCGGGAAGTCTGGCCGCTTGACCAAGCGCTCGGTGACGGTTTGGCGTTTCAGCCGCAGCATCTCGGCAATCTCTGCCGCGTTCATGGTTTCGATCACACCTCACCCCCTTCGCTGTCGGCCTGCCCGACCGTCCACGCCGCCACGCCGCCTGTCGGTTCGTACTGGCCCTCACACACGAACAGATACGCCTGACCCTTTACTGCGGCCGACTGGATGTAGACCAGCAACCGGCCGTTGTCCTTGCCCTCGCGCACGGTGGCCAAGCACCCGCCAAAGTCGTCGCTGTGGTTTGGTTTGATCTGGATGATGTCGTCAGGCTTCATGCCTCACCCCCGATCCCATGCGCCCGTTCAATGGCGCGGGCAAAGTAAGTGTCACTCTCCGAAACAAATGAACAGTCCATAGCAATTTCTGAAATTTCATCTTCCGTCAGCGGCTTGCGCTCAGGCTGCGCGAGGGCAGCGCGGAGGTCATCAATTTCTTCCTGCATGCGCAGGGCGATCATTTGATGGCTCACCATGCCCGTCTGGTGATCCGGATGTTCTTGGCACCGATGAATCCATGTCTTGATCACGTCTGCTCCTCCTGTTTCATCGCTCTCGCATGCAGCCGCACATGCACGGCCAGCTTTGTCAGGTCATACAACGCCTCGGGCGGCACCGGCTGCGTCAGTCGATAGCCCATGTCGCGCAGCACCATGCCAATCGTGTCCTCGCGCGCGCCCGGCTTGACGGCTGCCACCAGTTGCGCCGCTCGGTGGGCTTGGTGCCACACGATCACACCGGCCCCCTCGGCATCGGTGCCCAGTAGCTCACGCCCAAGCGCAACAGCACGCCGCTCGAGGCGCAGCGCCAGCCGTCTTCGGCGCTGTCGTACCAGCCGACCCAAGTCGGATCTCCGTCGTGCTCGGCAAACGCGATCAGCACCGACTCAGCGTCGTCGGGCTTGACGCTGTCGGCCATCAGCCAGCGGATGGTTTCGTTGTTCATAATCAAAACGCAAAGTCGTCTTCCTGTGCCGCCGGCCTGCGCGCTGGTGCTGCCGGGGCTTCCTTGGGCTTGACGCGCAGGCTGATGAACGAGCCTGAGCCGTCCTTGCGCGTTTGCTTGTAGCCATCCAGCCAAAACTCTTGGCCGTTGACGTTCAAGCTGCCCGTGAAGTCGGGGTGCGTGTCTTGGGTCTTGCGCTCATTGCGGCCAAAAATGCCCCGGTTGGTGTTGTCGAATTGCTGGTTCATGCTGCTTCTTTCAGGTTGATAAATTCGTTTGAGAAGGTCATGCGCTGGTAGATCTCGCGCACCCGGCGCACGTCTTGGCGGCAGTACTCGGCCACCTCATCCAGCCGGCCGGCTTGGACGTAGGGCCACACGTCAGCGCCCGTGATGTCGTCTTTGCCGTGAAGCCCAAGCACCTTGCACAGCCGGTCGAGGCTGATCCGGTCCTTGAGACCGGCCCACTCGGTCATGGTGTCGAACACCTCACCGCCCCACGGTTTTGGGTGGTGCGGCAGCCAGGCTGGCGGGCGCAGGCCGAGCACCACGCAGCGCTTCCAGACAAATGGCAAGTCAAAGCCGGCGACGTTGTGGCCGATGAATCGCGGCGCGTTGTAGTTGCGCTTCTTGCGCAGCTCGTCCATGTCTTGAATCCAAACCTCAAGCAGCGCGCGTTCCGACTCAGGGCTCAGATCCGACACGATCAGGCAGCGGGTGTCGCCTTCGTCCATGGCCCAACTGAGGCAAACGATCTGGCCGAGCCCGCCGTCGAAGCTCGTCTTGAGCAGGGCGGCTTCGGCCTCTGCCTCGCGGTTTTCTTTCATCCAAGCGTCGATGGACTCAGCCTTCTTGTAGCTGGCCGGCGCCTTGACCGCGGCCACCAGGTCGGCTTTGATGTCGGCTCGCTGGCAGGGGATGGTTTCGATGTCGAGGAAGATGTTGTTCATGCCGCGGCCTCCAGTTCGGCGCTGCGCAGGCTGAATTCCTGCTTGAGCTCGGCCTGGATGTGCTCGGGCAGCGACTTGTAAAGCTCAATGAGCTCAGCGCGCGAGCTGATCAACTTCAACTCGCTGATGTGTTTGTTGGGCTTGGCAACCGGCTTCGCAACAGGCCGGCAGGCAGCGTTGGCGTCATCGTCTTCGGGCGCGATGCCGCAGGCCGCCATGAGGCTGTAGCGGCGCGCATAAGTGAGCGCCGAGCCGTACCCCTGCGGGTCGTTCTTGGCCGCGGGCACATGCAGCTTGCCGCCACTCATGCACTCGCCAGACGTGTGGACGAACAGCGTCTCGACGGTGACGCCGTCGCTGCATTCATGGGTGGGCTGCAGCAGGCCGATGCCGTTGTTGTTGAGTGCGTCGAGCACGGCCTCAATGCAGGCGTCCAGGCTGACGTACTTCGACTTGAAGTGCGGATTGAGCGAGGTCTTGAGCGCGGGCGCGAAGTCCTGCTGCGCCTTGACGAAGGCGGTGTAGATGGCTTTCATATCTTCCTCAGTGCGATTTCTGCAGCACGCTTGACGGCGTACTGCGCGGGGTAGTGCTGCGCCAGCAGGCGGTAAGCGTTGGTGAAGTCCTCGGCCGTCTCTCGCACACGTTTGAACGTGGCGCGGATGTCGGTGTGGTCGGCGTTGACGTACTCGCAGCCCTGCAGCAGGGAGCGCGTCGGTTCTGTGCGGCGGATCACTTAAACACCCCCAAGCACAGCAGCGTGACGACGACCACCGCGGCAATGGCGATGAGCACGTCAGCGGGGTGAGCCCAGGTGCGGCCCTGCGGGTGCTCCTCAAGAGCGGCGAGTCGGGCCAGCTCGTCTTCGTACCACTGGGAGCGCCATGCGCTGTGGTCTTGCTTCATGCGGCCTCCCATTCATCGGGGCCGTCGTTATTGGCGTCGTCGCACTGAGTGGCGAGCTGGTCAATCAGCTCGCTGTGGTGCTCGCAGAAAGCCTCTTGCAGGTAGAGGCGGGCGGCCGCGGCTTGCTCGTTGGTGCCCGTGATCGCCAGCACCAGCAGCGTTGCGGTGTCTTGATCGGCGACGTCTTCGGCCTTGATCTTCCACGTCTTGACTTCGGCCGAGTCGTACTCGGTGATCGCGTCGGCCAAGAAGCTGAGCCAGTGGGCGGGGATGGCCAGCGCGTGATCGGTGGCTTGCTCGACGGCGTAGTCAGGTGGCTCAGGTGTGCGGGGATCGGCAGGGTGCGCTAGGTAGCGCCCAAAAGACAGGTCCATGTTGTCTCTCCGTAAAGCGCCGCGACGTGCAGCGCATGGAGAGAAGTATCACAATCGTGTTTGCTTTTGTCAACACGATTGTGATGATTTGCCGCAAAAAAGATTGCCTGTCAGCGCCTAAGGCTAATGACGTTGCTTTTGCCAAGTGGCTCTTGACTCAATGGCACTGAACTTGCGGGGGGGGGGGGGGGCTCAGGGATTTCCCTTCCCCCAAAATGGGGGGATAGGAAAATTCCTAACCCGTGCCGCTTTTTGCTCAGATATCGTGAGGCGGGGATCGCTACGATCACGCCGCTTTCCTAGATTTAACTTGAGGCATTGAAACCTCATTCACGAGCGCATCAAACGCTCGCTGCGAATCGGGCGCTTGGATGAAAGTTCTCATCCGCTGATCGACTCGATCACGTTGGTCGTCGCTCATAGCGTTGAGCAGGCCGGCCAGCAGCCTTAGCGCATCTTCTGGGGATGCCGCAGTCACCACTGGTGACGCGAACTGCAAGCTGCCTTTGCCTGTTTTTAGCCAGTCTGGCGAAACGCCGAGGGCGGCTGCAATCGCCAGCAACTCGCGTGGGTTTTTGCGCAGCCCCGACTCGATGTTGCCGATGGTGCCCTGGCTGACCCCTGCGGCTGACGCAAGTTGACCCTGCGTCCACTCCTTGGACAAGCGCGCTTCCAGCAATCGTTCGGCGATGTGACTCACATCTGTGATTAGACGATGTACTTGCATCACGTTGGTGTTTGCCTCACAATCACGTTCGTGTTTACAAAGAAGCTGCCATGACACCACTTGAGAAAGCCATGCAGACCGTCGGCGGCGCCTCTGCGCTTGCCTCGGCCATTGGTGTGAGCACCAGTGCGCCGAGCATGTGGCGGGTGCGCGGCAACGTCCCCGCAGAGCACTGCCCGGCCATTGAGCAGGCAACGAACGGCGCGGTTCGCTGTGAAGAGCTTCGCCCAGATGTGGCGTGGTCGGTGTTGCGGGTGTCGGCTTAGATGAAGCTCACCGAGAGCCTCAAGACCTTGCTCGACGAGGAAACCGCCCTGCGGTTCCAGCGCCGTGCGTGCGCAGCCGGCTGCACCGCCGCCGAGCTGTTGCGCGACATGGTGTTCAGTTTGGAATACGGCCAGACGTTTGGAGAGCATGTAGCGGAGTCTCGCCGCCGCGCGCTCTCCCGTGAAGGGTCGACTACCGCCCTGACGCCGTCCGATCAAAGTCCGCAAGCAGCTCAGTTGAGCGTGATCAATTCCCGCGGTGGTGCGCTGTGAGTCATCAACTCGCCATCGAGTTTGATGCGTTGCCGCGCGCACGCAAGACAGACCCAGCAACGTCGCACGAGGCCGCACGCCGCGCTGAGCTGTTTGCCACCTCACATGCTGAGCGCATCGTGTGCGCGCTGCGCATGCGTGGGCCATCGACCGCTCACGAGCTGGAGCCGCACACCCGGCTGAACTACGTCCAGATCGACCGCCGCATGCACGAGCTGGTCAAGGCTGGGCGTATCAAACGCACACCGCTGACGCGGCCCACGCCTACGGGCGGCAGGGCGCAAGTGTGGGAGCTTGCATGAACTACTACCCCTTCAACGTGGGCGACTACAGCGCCCACACCGCCCATCTTGAGCCGATGGAGGACTTGGCCTATCGCCGCCTTCTCGACGCCTATTACCTGCGCGAGCAACCGCTGCCGGCCGACATCCAGACCACCGCAAAGCTGGTTCGCATGCGCTCCATGGCCGCTGATGTTGAGAGCGTCTTGAATGAGTTCTTCACGCTCACCGAAGACGGCTGGAGGCACTCGCGCTGCGACGCCGAGATCGAGCGCATGCGCGACAAGCAGACGAAAGCACGAGCGTCCGCTCAAGCATCGGTGAGCGCCCGTTCGCAACGTCAGCAAGCGAACGCTGAACGAACGCTGGTGAAAGAGGCAACGGACGTTGAACGAACGCTGCTTGTTTTGGCAACGGACGTTGAGCTACCAACACCAACACCAACACCAAGAGAAGAGAAAGAGATGGTGGAGCCGCGCCGAAGCGCTGCCCCACCAACCCCGCCGCCCGATTTCGATGGGCGCAATGCCGAAATCCTCAACGGCAAGCACGTCGTTGCCATCGCCGCGGCCTGGGACCTGCCGGGCGAGTGGGGGTGCGATGCCGAGGCGCTGGGATGGCAGCCGGCCGAGGTGCTGCGCGAGAGCGAAAAGTTTCGGCAGTACTGGGTCGCAGGCAAGGGCGCCGGCACGCGGCGCAGCGTCAAGGGCTGGCGGCAGTCGTGGAGCAACTGGCTCGAAAAAGCCTCGAGGGAAAAACGATGAGCACCTACCGATCCCAGGTTCGAGACCAACGCATCGCCGACGATTTCCACGGCGACAGCTCGCTCAACTGCTCAGCCCATGGCTGCCCGAATCGGTGGTCGTTCGACACTGGAACGAAGCTGTGCACCGCGCATGCTGGCGCTCAGCCTCACGACTGGGCCCGCGTCAGCGCTGAGCAGCTTGATGCGCAAACCGAGCGCGCCGTGCGCCGGCCAGCGCAGCCGACGCCGATCCGCCCCATGAGCAAGGCCGAGAAAGTTGCCACGCTGCGCAACCTGGCCGACGTCTTCAAAGCCAAACCGCCAAGGGGCTGGGTTGCGGATCTGCAGGCGAAGAAAGACGCCG